TGAAGGCGAACAGCAGGTTAAGCAAGGAATAGTCACAAGACAAAGTGCAGCGTATTCCACCATTTTAGAACCGTTTGTAGATGTCCCAGTTGTTGGGAACGTAGTCAAAGGTATCAAATCTGGTGTAGACGCGCTTCACAATGTTGCGAGCTTTTATGGCTGGTCTAAACCTCTTAATCCTTCTGAAACTTCCAGTTTCAAAATTAATCCCACTCGCTTTATGTGTAACACCGATGGTTCAGATATGGCTGTTAATCTTGGATTAACTGCCCAGAATGAACTTGAACAGTGCCCTGAACTATATCGCACGGATGTTGATGAAATGTCTATAACATACATTGCAAAAACTCCGAACTATATTGACAGATGGAATTGGTCGAAAGGTCAAGCTCCAGGCACCATACTATGGCGACAAATTGTAACCCCTCTTGCGTTTTGGCAAACCTCTGGCGGAACTACTCTCAACTTACCTCATTTGGGATTTGTTGCGTCTAATTTCGTTCTTTGGAGAGGAGGTATTAATCTCCGCTTTAAATTTGTCAAGACTAAATTTCATTCGGGGCGTATACGAATTGTATATGTTCCTGGATGTTTAACAACACCACCCCCCGCAAATTTTGATATTGATGCAAATTATTCAACTGTAGTAGATCTTAGATCTGATACAGATGTTGATTTTAACATCCCTTATGTCGCTGTTGTTCCATGGTTGCGCAATAGTGCTACCTTCTGGGATGGTACCTTCGGTGAGATTCACGCCACTGGTAGTATATTTATCTACGTTCTTAATGAACTTGTGAATACTTCTACGGTGTCTGATTCCATCGATGTTATCACCGAAGTATACGGTGCAGACGACATAGAATTTGCTTTACCACACTACCCAAAAATAGGCGTGCAACCTGCTCCTGAGCTATTACCTCCTGTGCTTGCTAGAATACGATCCGTAGCTCAAGTAGGAACAGATGAAGGTGACAAACCGTTGGAGGTTGTGCGTATGACAAAATCTTCTTCCTTCGCGGAAGTCGATAACCAACCTAATTCGACATCATTTACTAATTCGTCTTTATGCATTGGAGAAAAGATTACATCTCTTCGACAATTGATAAAACGTTTTACTGTTTTAAGATCCCCAACAGGTCCAAATGATTATTGGTCCATCCTTGCTGGTGCTACTGGTGAGCGATTGGAATTACAGCCGAATTATTTTCAGAGCGGCGGAATCTCAGTTTCTGACTGGATTACGTGGTTCTCCTCTATTTTTGCCTTTTATCGAGGATCGGTACGATTTAAAATTATCCCTACGGGTTTGCTTGAAGAGTATCCATCTCTCAACGTTATACTAGACCCTGCAGCTTTGTATTTAAATCAGGCTGTAGTTGCTGTTGAACCCGATGTAACAGTCGGAGGTCGCGGAGCAGAGGTCTTATTACCTATTTTAGAAGGTGCGTGGGAACTTCAGTGCCCATTCTATTCTTCTTATCCAGTCGGATTGACAACTGCAAATGCAACGTCATCTGATGTATTAGGTGCGCATAATGGGTTTAATGTAACTTATGTGCGTTTTCCTGATTCAGCTGGATCGGTATCTAGATATAACGTAATGGTTTATAGGGCTGCTGGTGACGATTATACGTTCGGTTTTTTAATGGGACCGCCCGTTGTTCGTCATCCGTGACTTATCAACCATAGTCTGATATGCTTAATTATCAATAGAGTATTGATCTCTTAAAAATCACGTTTGGTATACGAAAATACTAATGGACTAACCTTGCCGGCATGTAATAAGCTCGTTGGCGGGATATATATGACTTTAATATAGTAAGAACAGTATTAGAATGTAAGTTTATATAGTTTAGTACATTTTAATTTTAAACTTAGTAGAATAGCAAGGGCACAAAACCCAAAAATATTTATCATTAAGTTTCTTTTATTTCTTAGTAGAATAGCAAGGGCATAAAACCCAAAAATATTTCACTTTAAGAATATTGTTCTTCGCTAAATTAGATGTCATGCATCTTCCAAAATATTAGCGTTATTACACCGCTCAAATTCACTTTTCGGCGGGCCTCGTACCTTTTCACTTTAATTAGTAAAGTACTTTGACTTTTGTCACCCTGGC